TCATTTGCGGTGCCTCCCGACATAAGGGTTCGGCCCGGGGTATACATAGGGCGTGAATAAGTGATTAGCTCCGAGGAAGCCGAGTGAAAACCAGAGATCCGCCTGGTGGGCCTCTTTATCCGGAATGATATCCAGGGCCCTGAGTGCCCTACGCCGGGCCAGCTCATTCATCTGGTCTCTTGTGAGCTGAGGGAACCTGTCAAATACCTTGTCTAGCTTTACCATTTCATACCTCCTTTCGACTTATATTTGATTCTTGTCTGCAAAGCTGTAGTAACCTGTGTTTGAAAAGACGATGTGATCCAGGAACTGGTAACCAAGAAGCAAAGCGGCTTCTTTTATTGACTTGGTGATCACCAGGTCATTATCGGAAGGATCAATACAACCGCTCGGGTGGTTATGGGCGATCAGGAAGCTGGTGGCGTTGGGATAGTTGTTTAGTAAGTAGCGGAACATAGTCTTGAGATCTACGCTAGACGCGCTCAAGCCGCCGATGAAGAGCTTCGCTGCAACACACTCCTGACCGACCATAGGAAGAACGTAAAACTCTTCCTGCAGGGGGTTGAAGAGAGGCTCGAGGAGTTTGTGATAAGCGTCCGATGAGCTCTTGATGAGCTCGCCTTTCTGCTCCGACACCTGGTACCATGCTGAGACTACATTCATTTCGAGACCTCCTTCATTTCCTGTTGATCTTCACGGAGCCTGACCAGGGCTCCGATTACCCACTGGGGCCTGTGTGCTTTGCGCTTGAGCTCTGACACGGAGTCGTAGGGCTGAGGCAGGAAACAGCCACCACAGCGATTGCACAGCGTAGGACAAAGACCTTCGTCCTGAATAAGTTTGCAGACACGGAGCTGCTCACGATTGGGCTTTACATTGTTGCGACGCCTACGCTGAGCAGCAAAGAGACGCCGAGCGCGACGCTGACCTGCCTCACAATGCTGTGACCTGACGCAAAGACGGGGGCACTCAAGAGCGCCGCAAAGACCTGGGGCTAGATGAGGATACTGAGCGAGAACCTGTGACTGAGACATGACTACACCTCCTGAATTAAACTCAGCAGATTGCCTGCTGGCGCTTTCACTCTGGTGAAAGAGCGGGTGATTGATGCCCAGTCTAGGATGCCGTAGCAAAAGCAAGGGCTGCGCACTAAAGAATTAAATTCGCAGTTCTGCTTTCGGCAGAAAAAGCAGAAGGAGTCCTTTAGGAAATGGCTGCTTTAGGCGAAGCCGATTCTGCCGAAAGTTGCGGGAAGGCAAGGGTTGGGTTCCCTTGCGTGACGCAATGCCTCTGGGCACAGAATCGTGACCCTTGCCGAACGCAAACCTGGCAGCATTCGGCGGGTACGAACGACGGGCAACGATGGCAATGGTGAGCGACGATGGACCACAAACCGATCCGCCGATGCGGTCGTGGACAATAGGAAAGCAGCAGGCAATAAATACCTTATGGGTGCGGGACATCCCGCCGTGAGCGAAGCGAACCGCGAAGCCGTTCCTTATGCCCTCCGTTCTGTGGAGCGGTATCTCCGCGAAACCTGGAGGGCGATGCGAAGAGCAAGCGGCGCAAGCCGTATAGAAACTTAGCGTAGCGATTTCGCACCGCCTGGAACTGTCCTGATGTCCTCCCTACGTATGAGGCGCCGAAGGCAATGCCGCATACGTCGGAGCGCTCCCTGACGTTCCCGGTAAGCAGTTTGCCTAATCACCTTCAGGTGATAGTCGGGCTCTGGCTCGACACTTGCCAGGGCAAGTGAGGCAGACTGTGAACCAACGAAGGACGGCGGTGGTGCCGCTGGCGGAGCTCTGGCGGACCCTTCCCTTTTAGCGGTCCTGAGCCGACGCAACGCTTCATAGAGAGCTGGCCTTACTCTCCAGGGAAAAACTGAGCTGGTGAGCTGGCATCTTTTGCGGCGGCGAAGCCGCACCCCTTCCCCCTCCCGCCTGCGAAGACAGTGGGCACCCCGACGGCTAAAGGAAGGAACCGTTCATGGAATCATTCACTGGACCGGGGACACTTGGGCTGGTTGGTACTGGGCTGGTTGGTAGGTAGGTAGACCATGGATAGTATAAATTCCTCACCTTCGAGCCGTGCGGTGGTGGCGACGGTTTGAGCCGTCCACGGCATCGGCGAGCCTGCGGGCGGCGTAGCCGTTCCCGCCTCCGATGGTGGTTCTCGGGTGTGGTGGGTTAACTCATCACGTAGCCATAGGATCGCCCGACGGCGAGGGCTGTGGTGGTGAACTCCTTCCAGTCCCCATATCCCCAGCCTTCACTGTTCTTGGCTTTGGCCCTGAAGTAGTATTTGGTTTCGGTGGCTAGGTCTGTGACGATGTGGTTGAAGCTACCTTCGCTGTAGCTGCCTGCCTCTGTCCATATCATCCCTTCGAAAAAGTAGAATTCCTGGCAGCGGCGTTCTACAGCGGAATAGCCTAACGACTGCTGGTGCCTGGCTTTGGTCATGATGCGAGGAGTTAATCCTGTGAGTGACCTCCAACCTGCGCTGCCACCTTGGAGATAAACGGTATGCCAGGCGTCGTCATAGTAGAAGTCAACTTGCACACTGATGCTGCTCGAGGAACCAGGTATGCACAGTATCTTGAAGCCAGTGCACATAAATGAGCTACCGTATATGAAGTCGAGCCAGCCTCCCTTGGCTCCTCCTGGTGGTTGGGGACCGTTGTTGGCATAGGTTGCATCGTTCTCATCATAGCCCTTGGTTTCATCTGTCCACTTGTCGGTTTCATCCAGGTGGCTGGTGGGTGAAAGCCAGTCGGGGGCGGCTTCCTTCAAACAGATGTCGAAGCCCCTTTCACTACAAGCCTCATATCCGTCGTCGGCGATGGTGCCCTGGAGTTTGGCTGAGGTGGAGCCGACATCTGTTGCGTCCTGTGTTGTTACTGTTGGGATAACGGTTGTGATCACATCGCCATTCACCTGGGTGCATTTACTGAGTAATACGCCTTTCTGTTCTGTCATTGTAGCCATTAGCGCAACACCAATCTGGAGTTTGTCTATGTCGGCCCACGTCCACGGTGCCTGGGTCTCTGGATTCTGGTTCCAGACTGTTTTATAGGTCCCCCAGCCACCAGGCTCTTTTACTTCGCCTGGATACTCGGTGGTGTCGGGCTTGATGATTACGTAGCCTTTGTTGTAGATCCTATAAGTAATTTCAACTCGTTGAGGGGTGCCTTCTGCAAGAGTATGGTTCTTAATCTCATATAAGTCTTTGACGTAGGCGCCAGTGTTATTCGTTTCGACACGGGTAGTATCGTCGTCGGGGGTTACGTCTTTGACGCACTCCCAATTGTTGGCTGCACCGACGGGGGTGAGGTTGGTTGCGTCACCGTCTGCTGTTGGTCTTAGAGTTTCTTTTGCCATTCGCTATCTGTCGTTGTGCTTTGGGTAGTTTCAAGCCACTCCTCTATAAGGTATCGAAGCATTTCCCTGGGGTCGATGACTCGGCCCAAGAGGTCGTTAAGGGAATGAGGGTCTTTGATAGTTGGATGGTCGGGCCGCTTCTTCAAGACCCGGTTGGCAAGGGTGGCGTTGAAGTTGAGGGTTAGAGCTGCAGTTCCTATGACGACTCTCCCTATGTCGGCTCCCGCTCCTCCATAGATCTTCTTCCCATTGAACATGAGCTCGTTGCTGTCTATGATGACATCGATGCCGTAGTGTTTGAGTAGCATGGCCTTTGTTACTTTCCTTAGTGTCATCGAAACTGCTTGTCCCGAGGCTGGTCGCTGCAGGCCGATCATGACTCCGAAGTTTCCCGGCTCTGCGATGTAGCCTCCGTGAGGGTCGGTGTAGTCAGCGACAACTTCTATACTGTGGCGGTTGCAGTAGTCTGTGTCTATGATGGTGTCGGCGTGGTCTTTGTCTGGAACGTAGATGGTGGTGTGGTCATAGAAGGTGTAGCCTATCCAGTCCTCGCCTGTTCTTGTTATCTCCTGGATGCCGTCTAGTATCTCGGCTGATTGTTTGTATATGACTCTCAAGGTTCTCCACCAATGACCGTAGTTACGAACGGTGGTTTGGTAGTCAGCGATGGAAGGGAACCCTGCTTTGGCTAGTGCGTCAACGAATGCTTGTTCAACCTCTGCCAAAGCCTCGTCGGACTTACCCTTCCTGGCCTTTAGATACTCTTTCTCTGCCTGGCTGCCCAGGACAAGTTGGACTCTGATCATTGCTTCTCCTTTCCTGTTTGACTCCCTCTAAATCCTTTTAACATCTCTAAGCATGCTTTGTCCCCTACAACAAAGAAGGCGGGGGGCTGTCATATTTCGGCGGTAAATTGGCGGCAATGAAGGCATATCGTTCCTACTCTCACCCAGCGACGCTTGATTCGGACATAGCAGACCTTGACGTCTCCCTTGCGGGCTTTGGGCTGCCCCTTCCGCTTGCGGGTTTTGGCGCCTCTCGGGCAAAAGTAGTGAGGCTGAAGTCTCATTTAAGGTATACCATAAATTCGGGGTGGTTGCGGTCCCGAACTTTTTTTCGGAAAACGAATCATCACGGGGCTCCAACGGTCAACCTCTGCTGATATCCGTTAGCTAACGGATGACGAAGGCTGAGGGTGGTCTCGATATCGGTCACCCTGTACTTCTTGCTCGATATGCCGCATCTCTTGTCGGTGACGGTGATGACGTCATAGAGCTCCTGGCCACAATTGGTGGGTACGACGAGATTGCCACGCTCCGCTCGCAATGACGCTTTTCTGAGGATAGCGTCCGCTCTCTCCTGGGCCCTGGCGGCTGATTGAAGGTTGGGGTCGTATGATTGTTCTAAGTTATCAATACCGAGTTCTAAGTTAGGCCAGTCGAAGGCGTCTTCAACGATTCGGTTGTCCTCACCGTCTCTGCCGATGGCTCGGGCCCTGGTTAACGGGACGGCTTCGCCATACTCACCCTGGAGGATGACGTGGGCTGTGCCGTAGGAATATGAGCTCGCTTCGTCGTCCTTCAGGTCCTTAACGTAGGCCTCGTAGCCGTCGAAGATGAGGGCGTCGGGGATAAACGAAAGGATCCGCCGAAGGGCGGCGTCTCCCCTGGTGCCTGGCTGCAGGGTGAAGTCGGGATACAGATTATCAACCGCTGAGCTCCTGGGGACTCCCCCAGGGCTGGTAAGATTGATGCCCCATCTGCAGATAATCTCCTGGATAATCTCCCACACTCTCTTATCGGCGGGCCACCTCATTTGAAAACGGGCGGACCAGTTATCGGCTAATCCCTGGCCATCGAGGCAGTAAAGGGTAATATGCGATGTGTTGGGAGAAGAGGAGTATTCCCAGGAATCGATCCAGTACCTTCCCACCTCCACCGCTTCGCTTCCCTGGGAAGTCTTATAGCCTAACTTCAAGACCACTTCGCTTCGCTTTGCGGGTGGCGTGGCGTACTGAGCGTTATGGTTATCGAGGACGATAACCAGAGTTCCTTGAGTTTGTTGAGTTAGCTCGAGGATGTTGGGGGTTAGATCTAACGGGTCACCCGCTGTCCTGGTGGCTCTCCACACTCCGTCGGGGCGTTCGAGCCACCAATGGGTGGCGGTGCTCTGGAGCCGTAGGCCGTAACTCGAACTGGTGTTCAAGAAAGGCTTGGGCTCGGTGAAGGCCATGGAGCTGAAGGCTGAGCCTCTGGCGGCGTGACAGATTAACGGCCTGGTATAGGCTGTCGTGCCGGTGAATTTCTCCACCGCGGTGAGCTGGGTATTCTCGTAGTCCTGGGCTGATGCCGGGTTGTGACAATCGGGGTACTCATAAGTGATGTCCTCACCGTCGGGGGCGGTGATGAAATACTGGAAGGCAAGCCAGTCGTAGTTGCTGTCGAGCTCGGTGCGATATAGGGCAATGAAGCTGTACGGCTCCGCCGTCTCCTTTGCTGCAAAGACGATATCGATGTGGTTGGGGGTATAAGAAGAGCCGATGCCGTAGGTGGTAGTTAACGGATGGGTTATTGGCTCGCTGTGAGTGTGCTGGCTGGTCTCCTGGTCCGAGCTATCCAGGACAATACCGTTGAGCTCGGCTGCCCTGGCAGCAAAGCAAACGACGATGTTTCCCGTTCCCCACCAAGTGGCTGCCATAGACAGGACATCGGTGTAGCTTACGAGCTGGCTATTTGACCAATCCTGGCCGTAGTTGTGGCTGTAATACTTCCACAGGACATTTGCCGTGGTCCGATAGAAGATATAGATCTTGGCGCCATAAGCGGCGATGGCACAGGGACCCTGGCAATCCGCAGCTAGCTGCGTCCACTGGGAATAGTCCGACTGATCATCGGGGCTGGTGACCTTCTGGCGGTAAAGCTTATTACTGGAATCCGCCCTGATGCGGTGCATTGAGCCCTGGCCATCGAAGGCGATGCCGTGGTGGTTGTCGACCTCGCTGCCGTCATAGAGTCTTTCCCAGGATAGCCTCTTGATGCCTTGCTCGAAGTCGTAGACCTTCGCTTCCACATAGGGAAGGCGGTCGGGTTTCTTCTGAGCGGCGGTTAAGCTGGCGCTTAAGGTTTTCATGTTCAAAGTTCAACGTTAAAAGAAGGTCACCTGGATTAGTTTGGCGATGGCGATCCAGGCAATGACTCCGGAGGCTCTGCCTCCCAGGTAATAGTGGTATTCGGTGGAGACTGGGGATTGGGGGCTGGGGACTGGGATCCGCGGTGGCCAGGGACACAGGATCTCGAAGAAGCCGATGAGGAAAGCATGCCACTCCTCGCTTGTGCTAAATAACTCTTTCAAGCTAATCCCCGCGAAAAACGTGCGCGAACGGGCTTTTGAGTTTTCTTCCAGGGGTTTCCCTCACTTTCCCCCTTTCGATGCCGTTTTGGAGTGATGTTCTTGTCCCTCCTAAGTCTTTTCGACTAGCAAGCTGATTGTGACTCTCTGAATCGTGGCACATGAATCGACGTTAAATGCCAGGATGTCACCCGAGGATATGGACTTTGTCCAACCCGTAAGGGTGGAATCCTGAGACTTCTGTGCTGAGGATATCGTTGGAGGAGCTGACGCCGTTATCGAGTCGGCACTGGTCGGTTGGAAGTTGGCATAGGTGTCCTTCCAGATATCCACGACGATTGAACCTGACTGGTCCGCCAGCATGGTAACCCGGGTAATTGTGCAGGCGAATGGTATCTCCAGGTGACCTTTCTCCCCTGTGGTGATCGCTGAGCCGCCGCCATCGATAATGAAGGTGAGGCTGGCGTTCTTGACATTGACTGCTATCCTGGCGGTGGGTAATTCGCCTGCGGTTAGCTGAGAGGCGTCGGTGGTCTTGGTGTGGTGAGCTGAGGCGTTGTTCTTATGGGTGGTTATCTTACTATCAGCTTCGGTTTCACTGCAGACTGCAGTATCCAGCACCGCCAAAGGATGTCTTGCTACCAAGTCATGCCTGGCAACATTAAGATACTGAGAATGATCATCGTCGGCCAAACCGTCGAGGCCTCCATGGTCCCTGATCCCTGAGCTCCCTGCTGGCCACGAAGCCACGACGCAAGCGTCCCGGGGATTTCCCCCAGGGATGGCTACCAAAACATAGTTGCCGACGATCATCGCCTCTGGTGCGATGTTTGTGGCAACGGCGATATCGTCGAGGTAGGTGGTTAGCGAACCTGCTAACTGGACTCCTGCCTTGTGGTTCTCGCTGTCGAAGGTCTTAACGATTCCGAGGTGCAGCATCAGAATTAGTCGAGGTTGTAGAACTCCCTGGTGATCACTCGGCCTTTGAGGGCTTTAAGGTTGCTCTCGTAGCGTTCAAGCCTCTGCTCTCCCCACCTCAAGAAGTTGATGGTGGCCCACTTGCCAGCGATGGTAGCTTTGTCAACGGTATAGACTGATGCTGATGATGCAAGATATCCAGTGGCTCCGAGAACGATGAGCTCCTCGAACTGAGCGGGGATGGTCGACGATGATCCGTTTAGGGTGTGCTCCTTGTACCACTTTACCCGGGCATCGCTGCCGTCGCCCTCATCGTTCATCTGGATAGTATCCTGCCAGAGTCGAAACTTCTGGTAGCAGGTGGGGTTCTCGCCGATGGGGAACTCAACGGACTCCACTTTAATAAGGCCTGACAGGCTGGAGATATCGATTTCCCTTGAGCTCTCCACGGTAGCGATGTCGTCCTGCTGCTGGATGGGGTAGACGATGGAGAACTCCTTGACCACCCTCTCGATGGCTCCGTCCACCTGGTCATCGGTCCAACGGTAATTCTGTGCATCTTCGTCCTGGAGGTCCTCACGGACTCTCGCTCTCATTGTTGCTAGATCCATAATCTCACCTGTTCCTTCCCCCTTATGACACAATGTGTAAAGTTGTCATTTAGCAACTAGAGGGAGGGGGAGGTCGATATCCCCCTCCCCCAGCGCAGGAGGTGTAAAATGTGGCCTTGCCAGGCAATTCTGGCAAGCTTTTATCAGTCCTTCACCCCTGTCATCATGGCCGCCTTAACATTGGAAAAGAGGGCAAGCGACACATACCATTTCACCCTCGTCCTGGTGGCGTCCTTGGTCTCCAATGAGCCAAGCCGTTCCACCTGCAGCATTTCGGGGCTGGAAAGCCCACATACGCCACCCTCGCCCATCTGGAAGGCGAAGATAGCCGAGCAAGCAGTGGTGGAAGTGCCGACGGTGTAGTTGTCTTTGATCCAATCGGAAACGGCTATCCTGATGCCGTTATAGAGCTGTATCTGCTCCATGAACATCCCTGGTCGGGTCTCGAGGACTGTACCTGACGCCCTGATGAGGGACTGGAGCTTCCTCCGGCTCCTCTTGCTCATCAAGAGCATGTCGGGCTTGCCGCCCCTGACAAGGTCAATGAGCTTATCCAGGTTGTTTAGGCTAAGGGTGGCACCGTTGGCTCCTGTTCCCAGGTGGTGGCCGTACTTGCACGTCCACGTCACCTGATCGTCAACAACGGTGGCTCCCTCCTGGGTGGGCCAGGTGGGCTCGGTAGTGGCATGAGTCTTTTTATCGCCGGCTGATGCGGTGCACTCATACCGGAAGCCGTTCTCGAGTCCTTCGGTGGGGATAACGATATCACCCACCTCTGTGACGGTATCGGCTACCCAGGCTGTGTCCGAAAGCAGGACATACAATCCCGAGGGCTGTTCACTGGCACCCGACCCGTTAAGGAAGGCGTTCTCAAACTCATGCTGGACCGCCTTGGCCTTCTGCTCGATGACGGCAACCTCGAGATCCTGGACATTACTCCTGGTGGCCTTAAGGAAGTTGTCGACATCGGCGTCTCCGCCAAGGATCTGAAGGGTAGCGGTCACCTGCTCGAACTCGGGCTCGGACTGAGTCCATGTTCCCGATACAGGTGCATACCACCCAACGGTAGGCAACGTCTTCTCACGGTTGTACTTAAGGCTGTTGCCTACAATCTGAATGAAGGGCAGCTCCTGCAGTATAGGGCTGTCCTTGATTATAGTCTCTATGATTCCCTTAAGAAGGATATCAGTAGAGAGTTTACTTGCTTCTGCTAAAGATATGCTCATAGTTAGCTAGTTCCTCCTTTTTGACGAAGTCCTGCGGCGATCATGTCCTTATTGGACATGCCTTCGGTCGTTTCTCCCCTGGTTGGAGCCCCTGCAGGCACTTTGGCTGCCGCAGTTTCCGACTCCAGGGTCTTCTTGACCGCAGAGACAAGGCCTTTGCCTTTCTCGACTGAAGCGTCGATTTCAGCGATGGTCTCGCCTGAGATCATGTCCTGGGGAACCTGGGGATTGGAGGCTTTGGCCATGCCGAGGTACTTGGAAACGGCCTGATCCCTGGCTTCCTTCACCGACGCGAGCTCGGTGGCTGAGGCTTCGCTTCCCTGCTTCGCTTCGCTTAACGCCGTTTCGAGCTCGGCGAGCCTGGTGTCCTTCTCGGCCATAGCTTCCTCCAGGGTGGTCTTGGCCTTCTGCTCCTCCTCGAGCTGAGCCCGAACGGCGGCGATGTCCTCTGCCGTAGGGGCTTTGTCCTGGTTCTCCGGGACTTCCTTTCCGTCAGCTGACGGATCCTGGTTGTTGGCTTCTGCCATAAATTCCTCCTTGTTATTGAGTTATCATTCAGGCACTTCCATGTCCGCGGCAACCGCTCTCTCTCTCGCTCCGCCACGAGTGGAGGCTGCCCTAAACTCCTGATTCATTGTGAGGATCTTCTCCCTCTCCTCAAGCCACCTGGTGAACTCCTCATCGGGGTCCATAATGCCCATCTCGTCCATAGCCGTCCTCCTACTGTGGACTCCTGCCTGGACGAGGAGCTGCTCGTTCTGAGCCTGCCGCTGGGTATCCTGGGGAAGTATCTCTCCCCACACAACTCGGTGGGTAATGCCGTCAAGGTTCTCGCCCAGGTATTTCTGAGCAAGCTTCAATATCATTTCGGTTCTCTGGTGATAGGCGTTAGTCCTGATGGTCCTTTTCCTGGTGACCTTCTGAATTAAACTCCCGAGCTCAATCTGCATGGCTGCTCCTGATAAGTCCCTCTCGGTGCCGCCATAGGCTGCTCGAGGCGTTTCAGAGATATCGTGAAGGCAGCGGTAAATCAAATCAATGTAATCAATATGGAGTCTGATGCCGCCGCCCTGGAGTAGGTCTAGCAAGTAGGCCTTGGCATCTTCGGGTATGGTCCACACCGCTCCTGGTTGGACCTGGATATCTTCTGATTCGCCGATGTTCTCCAGTACAGCGATGGGATTGCCTGACAGCTCTAAGATACGAGACAACTGACTGACCGCTCGATTCAGCTCCCGCTGCGGCTGTTTAACTGAGGGGATATCGGAAGTCCCCCAAAACTGTTTAGGCTCCCTCAAGTTGGGGAAGATGATGAACGGGATGAAACCGTAGGGGTTGGGCTTTGACTCGATGCGGTCGTTATCCAGGAAGAGCTCGAAGTCCTTGGCTGTCCACAGCTCTGTGACGGTGGCCGCTTTTGTGGCGCCATAAAGCAGGTCGGCCTCGGCCTTACTGAGCTTATACCTGGAAGCCACCCGCCACACGTTACTCAAGTCGTCACCAAGCCACCAGGCGTAAATACCTCTGATATCGGGGGCGGTTATCTTGATGCGCTTCTCGTCCGGGTCCCAGATAACCTTATAGCAGCCGTCTCCCAGGATAGCGGTGTCTATCTCGGTCTCCCAATCTAGCTGCTGCAGGTTGTTGGATTCGTAAACGTCCTGGAGTAGGTGCTCGGCACGGACAACCTTTTCTTTGAGCTCGTCGGTGTTCTCGGCAGGGTAACAGGCGAAGGTCAATCCCTGCATTAGATAGCTGGTGACCTTATCAATGGCCACCTTAGCATAGTTAAATACCAGTTGGCGGTGCCTCCCTTGTTTCTCCCACTGGCTGCCGTTGTAGAAATTGAGGTTATTGGTGTAGTCTGCCAACCTGTTTGTGTCGATACGGGCTAATTCTGAAGGATTAAATTCATTCATTTCGTAAGCCTCCCTTGGCTATTCTCGGAATAAAGTCTTTTGCCCCCTCGACTAGCAGGGCGAGACTCATCAAATAATCGTCGTGCCCCTCCGATGGGTCAACGTAGAAATTCATCGTCTGGTTGGGGCGGAATTGCTGCCGTGCTTTCTCCAGCTGAAACATCATTTCCTTATACTCCTTGCTACCGTCCTGCTTATAGAGCTTCAGCCTCGAACTGTTAATGAAGGCCAACACCTCAAAAGCGAGGTCTGACTTGCTCTTCTGCGTGAACGTGAATGATTGTATTCGGCTGCCGAGCTCCTTTCTGAGAAAGCTAGCCACGGGCTGTCCGATACCGGTAGCGTCAACGGTGACTCTGCGGCAATTCCACTTCTTTAGTATATCCACCGTCTGGCTGTAGACCTGGCTGTGCGGCATGCCTGTCCACTGGTAATGCTCGACTACAGTGAGGGATGGCTCGGTGAGGGTGGTGTCTATCGCTGCGATAGTGATCACTGTCGAGTCAAGCTTTTGCCTGGCTGCCGCCAGGGCTTCGTCCTTGGTCTGCTCCCTCTCCCCCGCCAGGTCTATGCCAGCGGTGTAAATCTTACCGGGCTCTGGCTCTTTAAGGCGGGGATGTGAGCTCATCATTGTCATGATTTGCTGGCGGGTCAGGAAGCCTCCCCCTCCACTAATAGGCAATAACATGTATTGGGTCCTGAAGAGAGGGTGCTCTTCACCTAGTCTAGCCCGCTCGCTCTCGACGTATCTCTTATAATCTGGATTGTGCCTGGATACTTCCTGCCAGTCATATCGGAAGTGACGCTTGATGCCGTCCTTCCGCTCAAGCTCAATGTTGACCTGCTTGATCTCCTCTAGCAGGGTGGCGTCGTCCCAGGTTGTCCCGTAGTGAATCGTGGTGGCGTTGGTGGATGATCCCATCGGTCGGAACTCCTTGGTGTATTTCTCCTTGGCTACGTCCTGCGACTCGTCCACTTCCAGGAGGATGTCGGCGGTGTGTCCTACAACGGAAGACGACTCCTCGGCCGAGAGGAAGATCTGCTTGGCTGCCCCCAGGGCAATGATGTAGCCCATTTCGGTGTGATAGATGCCGCCGAAGCCGAACTCATCGAGGCGTTCCTTTAGCCTCTGCATGGAGATGATCGTCTGCGGCTTAAAGGTGGGTGAGCATTTAACCAGGTTACCGCCTTGGGCCATGTAAAGGGTTAATAGCAGGACTTCAAGGTGAGCTGACAGCTCGTTCTTGCCGCCCTGGCGGGAGATCTCTACCGATAGGGTTAATCCGCTGCGGTGCTGAACGCTATCGAGTACCGCCTTTGCTACTTCCTGTTGGTAGGGCCTTAGCTTCATTTTGTTAACGCTTTCGTTGCTACGGTAATCCCCAGGGGAACGGCGACCTCTGTTAGAACTTTGGCGATGGCATCCTTCAAGGACCGCTTTTGCTCGCTGGTGATCTGATACCGGGTTCTTACCAGGCGGGCTATGGTGTTGGCTGCCTCCAGGTGCAGGTCGATGCGGTCCGGCTCGTTCTCGGCAAGCTCCCTGAGCTTTACCCTGAGCAAAGCGATCTCCTGGTCAAGCCCTTCGACACAAGCTGCCTCGTCGAGCTCAACCTGCTCCGCTTCGGTTAGTGCCCTGCTATAAAAGCCGTGCTTACGAGCGTTTTGGTTGCCCTTTTGTCCGCCTCTTTTTGTCATTCTGTTCTGCTTTCACCTTGACCATGCCGTAGACCAAGGCGTGGGCGGCAAGGTCATAGTTCTGCTCTGCCAGGGCTACCTGCAGCAAATTTAATTTAACCGCCATGATATCAATCCCCCGTTCTGTTGTTCGTTATGTCGCGGGTGAACTTCTCCTTTACAGCCTGGCCTATCCAGGTACCGATGTCGACGCCGGCCACTGTCGCTCCTGCTTTGGCCATGCGTCTGGCCTCGATGGCGAAGCTCCTGATGTGGTAGCCGTCGTCTCTGTATTTTTTAGTGTTTGGCTTAGTGTTTAACGAGGTGTCCATATTCCCCCCTGGTGTATTTATTAGCGATCGGCGGCAGATGCTCTTCGCTTTCCTGCTTCTCTTCGCTTTGCGGTGCAATCTGGTAGGCTGTTTTCCTGCCTTCGCCCAGCCTGGTAATGGTTATGCGGGCGTAGCTTATGTCGTGCGGTAGCAAGCTGAGGTCCTTCATTACCTGCTCGCCGAACTCCCAATCAACGGGCTGGTTGTCAACGATGAGCTTTGCCTGGTATCTCCACCGTTTCGGGTTTCCTGCCAAGCAGTAGGGGCACCCCTGGCCGAGACAGAGTTCGCTCCGCTGCCCCGTCCAATGCTTAGCAACGGTCTTAATGGAACTAAAGTCGATGATCGCCTGGGTGGTGTCGCCTTCCTGAATTCTGAGCCACATATTGGGGTTCCCCCTTTCTTCTTTCTAGATTTTGAGGTTTTACTGCTTAAGCTTAAGCTTCTACTTCCGCTTCCGCTTTTACTTGGGCTTACGTTTACGCTTTCGTCAAGCAGAGCGATTGAGCTTTTGAGATGGCTTGGGACAAGATCAAGGTAGATTGCTGTGGTAGAGATATCGGCGTGGCCAAGCAATTCCTGGACGGCCTTGAGCTGCGCTCCGCGCTCAACCAGGGTAGTAGCAAAGTAGTGCCTTAAGGTGTGCGGACTCACATCGTTAATGCCGGCAGCCGTGGCGTATTGCTTGACGATGGTATAAAGGCGCCGCCGCTGAAGAGGGAATAGCCTATCGGTAGGCTTAATGCTCTCCCGGGTAATATAATCCTTCAACGGACCGCTGAGAATTTTGGCTAGCGGGATGGAGCGGTCCTTGCTGCCTTTACCTTTCCGGATGAAGATAAAATCTCGGGTGATATCGCAAGGGCGAAGGCTTAGGAGCTCCGACGCTCTCGCCCCGGTAAAGGCTAACATGAGGAGGATGAGCTGGTCTCGATCTCGAAGCTTTGCCCACTTATCGGTCCGCCTGGAGGCGATATCCAGGATCGAATTGAAGTCCTGCGTTGAATGGTACTGTGGTAAGTCTCGGGGCTTCTTAAATTTGAGTTTGAACGGGATGCCGTGAAATTCCAGGAACGGCTTTATAGCATGGTAGTAGAGCTGAACACTTCTGGGCTTATAGCCTCGCTCCCGGAGCTCGGCAAGAAACATCTTTGCTGCCCCGGCTGATAATGGTTGCCCCTGCAGCCAGGATAAGAAGTACTCGAGGCATTGTTTATATTTTACGAGGGTTGATGGTGAAAGATCCTGGAATGCTAGCTCGGTGAAGTAGTGTTTGAGTAATGCAATAGCCTGGGCTTGGGCTTCGATTGCTGTCAC